AAATAAAGGATTATGTGGTGCTGGGCAGCGCCCAGGAAAGATGTGAGCTGTGGCTCAAGCTGTCGCCGCGCGCGGCAAAAAAGAGCTGTCAGCCCATAGCTGGCGCTGAGCCTAAGCTCAGCGATATATATTGCTCGCTCGCTCAAAACATCGCTCGCTCGCGGTCGCGCTCGCACAGGAGCTCGCGCTCCGCGCCCCTCGCATGAGTGAAATGAGTAAATGTGGCGAGTTTGGTTGTGTGTGGGTTGTGTGGTTGTGTAGGCTAACAAATATTTTTGTTATAGAAAATGAAAAAATTGGTTTGGGATAAGTGGCAGCAGGATGTTTTGGATTATAATGGTAATATTACTATTCGTGCTGGTCGTCAGGTTGGTAAGTCTGAGGTTATTTCTGAGAAGGCTGCTAGGTTTGCTGTTGATAATTTTGGTTCTAAGATTATGGTTGTTGCTGCTTCTCAGAGGCAGTCTTCTTTGTTGTTTGAGAAGATTCGTGCTAATATTGATGAGCGTGGTCGTGCCGGGGAGTCTTTGTATTTGGAGAAGCCTACTATGACTAAGATTTTGTTGAAGAATGGTTCTCGTATTTATTGTATGCCTACTGGTAGGACTGGGCATTTTATTCGTGGTTTTGATATTGATTTGCTTATTGCTGATGAGGCGGCTTTTATTCCTGAGGCTGTTTGGTTGGCTGTGATGCCTATGATTGCTGTTAGTAGGAAGTTGAAGAAGATGGGTTTTATTGTTCTTCTTAGTACTCCTTTTGGTAAGGGTGGTTATTTTTATAATAGTTTTTTTGATGATGATTTTAGGCAGTTTCATATTAGTAGTGAGCGTTGTCCTCGTATTCCTAAAGAGTTTTTGAGGAAGGAAAGGTCGAGGTTGACTAAGGCTGAGTATGCTCAGGAGTATCAGGGGGAGTTTATGGATGAGTGGAACCAGTTTTTTCCTACTGAGTTGATTAAGAAGCAGATGACTTTTATTGATTGGTCTTTGGATGAGGATAGGGTTCCTGGTTCTAGGTTTTATCTTGGTGTTGATATCGCGCGTTATGGAGGTGATGAGAATGCGTTTGTTATTGTTGAGCTTGTTGAGACCAATCTCCGGGTGGTTAAGGTTATCACTACTGAGAGGGTATCGACGACTGACACGATTGGTCGTGTTGTTGGGATTGATAAAATCTTTAGGTTTAACAAAATTTTTGTTGATGATGCTGGTGTTGGTGGCGCGGTTACGGATGTGCTTATTGATAAGCTTGGACGGCGCGTTATGGGTATTAATAATGCGTCTAGAAGGGTTCAGGTTCAGGGGGAGGAGAAGAGGAGGGGTATTTTGAAGGAGGATTTGTATTCTAATGCTTTGATGCTTTTGGAAACGGGTAAGTTAGAGTTGATTAGTGATTTGGGTTTGTTGAAGAGCTTAAAATCTATTACTTTTGAGTATGGCGCTGGTGATTCTAAGGCGGCGAGGAATATTAAGATTTTTGGTGATTATAGTCATGTGGCTGAGGCTATGGTTCGTGCTTGTTGGTGTATTAAAGAAAGAGGATTAAGATTATACGTTTATTAGTGTCGGACAGTTTGTCGGACAACCGAAAAGTTTTTATATTAGTTGTGTTATGAGGTATTGTTATGGTGGCTATGGCAACTAATGCTCAGGTTAAGCAGAAAGCAGGAGCGAATGCTAATTCTACAGCTACAGGCTCAACTTATACTTCTGAGTTTGTTGCTCAGGCTGATAGCGTAATTAATTGTGTTACTAGGTTTAATTGGAGTGACAAGTATAGTAGTCTTAATGTTGATGTCAAGAACATTTTAACTGAGGCTTCTAGTAATTTAGCGGCTATTTATTGTATTTGTTATGATATGAGCGGTTTCTCGAGCAGAACAGAAGCAGAGAATATGATTAATATTTTGAGAGATGGTTTTTTGCGAGCAATTAGTATTTTGAGAGACCAAAAAGTTAAGCAGTTCATGGAGGATGCTTAAAATTGGTTTTTGAGCATGATTATAAGAATTATCCTGAATTAACTAATCGCCAGATTGAAGAGTTTGGTTTTTCAAGCCCTCATGTTCAGTTCACTGAAGATTTTGATGCAAGAGTCGAAAAAGTCATTGATGGTGACACAATCACTCTCAGCACTCCTTTAAGAAGCTTCTTTTTCCCTTTGAGGCTTTTGAACGTTGATGCGCTCGAAATCGGGGAGGGAGGTCAAAGTGCTCGTGATTGGCTTAAAAGTCGTGTTGAAGGCGAAGTTGTGAGAGTGTTGATTAATAAGGCTCAAAGAGTGGGTAAGTATGGCAGGCTTTTGGGCAGAATAATTCATTTAGGGTTGGATGTGAGTGAGGAAATGCTTCATTTGGGCTTGGTTAAGCCCTTTGATAGAAAGGATGAAGGCAAAATACCGCCTCTAAGCAAGTTTATGAGTCAAGGAGGTTTTATATGACAAATAAATGCAAGCACGGCATAGTTATTGTATTTTATGATTTATTTCATAAATGCGCAATATGCGGGGAAGACTTAAAAAAATGAATTTAAAGGATGAAGAAAAAGCCAAAATACAGGATTTGAAAGACAAAGTCAAGCTTATGAAGCCTGAAGAAGTTCAAGCAGAGGCTTTAATGAGCATAGCTGAAAGCCTGATTATAATAGCGCACAAATTAGGGAGGAAGATGCTTTAATGGCAATTGATTTCACAGGAGGAATAAGCACAACTCCTGAACATAATGTTTTGCAGAGCTTTAGTGATGCAACGGCAGGGAGAAGTATACAATTATATTGGGCTGTTGCAGCCCTGGCTAATGCAGGAACAGATTACACTCTTATGAGAGACGAGGGATTATCTACTCCTGGATACACAAAAGAAACAGGCGACAAAATAACAGAAATTGATTTTGATATAACAATTAATAAGACAACAATTGTCGCAGGCATAAGTTGTGTTGATTGCAAAATCAAGCACGCAGGGCAAGGTTGGGGTAGGTTAGAAGTGGAACTTTTTAAATATGATGGAAGCGAAACTTCCATTAGTGACAGCCCAAAAAGCAGTACTGTTACAGCAGACACGCAGAGTTTTAAGCTTATGATGAGTGTAACAAGAACAACGTTAAAGGTAGGGGATGTCCTGAGATTTAAAGCGTATATTGAAGGCTCAAACGCCGCAGCCGAAGTTACTTTATACCACGACCCCCAAGTAGCGGGAAATGAGCTAAAGTTATGGGTTCCGGTTGTGTGTTTAGATTAAAATGACTGATTTAAGAATTGATAGCGCAGCGGAAGGTGCATTCACAAGCCAAATAGATGATTATAGTGTTGAAGCAGCGACAACTAGCGGCGCAGGAGAAAGCAAGGAAAGCAGCTGGCAAAATGCTTATTGGAGTGAAGATTACGGTTATTACCTCAAAATTCCTGAATTTAAAAGAGCAATCGATACAAAAGCTTTATGGACTGTAGGCGGAGGTTTCGAGGCTGATGAGCCAACAACCTTGTTATTAATGAACATTAAAGGTAATGGTAAAGACAGCTTTAACAGCATATTAAAGAACATGATTAAATGCAAAACTATTAGTATGGATAGCTTCGCAGAAATAATCAGGGATGAGAATGATGTATTAATTAATCTGAAGCCTCTTGACCCGAGCAGCGTGGTAATCGTGCAAAATGAGAAGGGAAGAATAATAAGGTATGAGCAAAGAAGCAAAACAAAGAAAGATAAAAGAGAGTTCGAGCCGCACGAGATATTCCATTTAAGCCACGAGAGAGTAGCTGATGAAATTCATGGGACAAGAATAATCTCTAGTTTGAAATGGCTCATAGATGCGAGGAATGAAGCAATGGTGGATTGGAGGAGAGTGCTGCACAGGTGCGTGGACCCGCTCTGGATATTCCATCTTGATACGGATGACACAACAGAAGTGGGCGCGTTCAAAACAAAAATGGACTCAGCCAGGGCTAACGGAGAAAACATGTATATCCCGAAAGGAACAGTAGAGCCAGAACTAATATCAACTTCTATTAATGCGACCCTCAACCCTATTGCGTGGTTAGAGCAATTAAATGACAGGTTTTTCCAAGCAGTTAATGTCCCCCAAATAATCATCGGTAACGCGAAAGAATTCACTGATGCAAGCGGAAAAATAGTTTATTTAAGCTATGAGCAAAGCGTCAAAGACGAGCAATTATATATTGAGGAACAAGTCCTGGGACAATTAAATATGGAAATAAAACTTACTTTCCCAGCAACCCTACAAACAGACTTAATCTCTAGCCGGGAAAAAGACTCAAAATTAGCAGCGGCTCAGCCTAATGACATGATAGAAGAAATGGAGGGGTGGAAATGAGCAGCCTCCCATTACCAACATTCCCGGAACTAAGAATAAATCCTAAAACAATGCCGAAGATGACCGTGATAACAGGAATAATTTGTTTAGCAGCGCTGGAAGGATTAGCAATAATAAAAGGAATTGACGGCATAATGTTCACGACAATAGTCGCGGTCATAGCGCTGGCTATCGGAATAACAATACCAGGGATTAAGCAAAAAGGATAAAAAAAAAAAAAAATGAATGGCAGGAAGCTATATTTTTAAGCAGAAAAGCTTTAAAGAATTAAGGGAAAAGAAGAAGAAGCCCAAAGTAGTGCAGCCAATAAGTTTGTCAAAGGTTAAAGGCAAAGTATTGGAGAAAAGCAGTTATCCGCAAATACAAGCAGAAGTAGAGAAAAGAAGAGCAGAAAAAGCTGCTATGGAAAAAAAAACAACAGCCATAGAAACATTTAAGAGATTAGCAGAAAAAGCGGATTTGCAGCAATCAATAGACCCAACTATTAATCCCTATACAGCGCCAAAACAAACACTTACCTCTTCAGCAGCGCCCATTTCTTCATCAACACAGACACCCCCTTCTGTGGGCGCTGCTGTTTCAAAAAAAGAGCCTTTCTTTTTCCCATCAGAAGAAGAAGGAGCGAGAAGAAGAATGGCTGTTTTTGGAACAGAAGACAAAGGAAAAGCGGCGGGAATAACATTATTTGCAGGGGCTGCGTTAATGTTAGGGGGTTGGCTAGCTATAGGGGCGGTACAATCGGCAGCGGCGGTTCAAGCAGCAAGAATAGGAACAAGAGGATTAGTGGATTACACAACCAAAGGCTGGGTTTCGTCAAGCAAATGGGCTACAAACACGGTAGTTCAAAAAACAGCAACGAGTTATTTTGGCAAAATCACAAAGTCAAAACTTTTGTTAGGGACTGTTGTGGGCTTATTATCAACGATTCCGTGGGCAGCTCACTTACACGCAGATAATGTCATACAAAGCTTATCAATGGTCTATAAAAGGGCTTTAGACTATGGTGACCCAGAAATTATAGCTGAAGCTGAAGCGGCTCTGGTAGAAGCATCAGACCCTGATTATTGGAGGAAATCATTCCTACTAGTCCCAGGGATTAATGTTATGGATGAGTCAAGAAAAATATCAGAAGCCATGATAAGAACAATTCAACTCGACAAAATGATTGCGGAAGATAAAAAAAGGATGTTTGAGTTAGGATTAACACCAGACCAAATCTGGGAACAAAGAATAAAGGATAAACTTGAAAGAGATGAAGAAGCGAGGCGATTAAATGAAGAAAGTTCTAAAAGAATGTCTGAGCTATGGCAAGAAGCGAAAAGACAAGAAAGAGCGGAAGAAGCGGCTTACTGGGAAAAAGCTCTCAAAAACAAAGAAAAAGATACAAAAACTTATCAAGAAAATAATGATAAGATGTGGTTTGAATATTTTAAAGCATTAACTCAAAGCATGAAAGGAGATTATTGGACGGGCTACTATGCAGGATTAGCAGAAAGAAAAGAAGAAACACCAAGCAAATTAACTTTCGGACTCTTATAAAAACAAACATAAAAAAAAAAAAAAACAAAAGGAGATGAAACAAAATGGACTTAAGAAAATACAGCGCAGGAAATTATTTGAAGTCAGAGGATGTAAAGACCACGGCAAAGATGTGGACAATCATATCCTCTGAAGAAAGAATGCTGCCGGACGGCAACAAACCAATTCTGGTGTTAGAGACATTAACACCGAAAGACGGCAGAGTAACCAAAGACTTTACTGTGAACGTGACCAATATAAACAGATTAGATGAGTGCTTCGGCACATTAGAAACAGACGACATGGTCGGCAGAAAACTTCTTTTAGTAGTGGAAAAAGTAGATTTTAAAGGTAAGAACGTAGATGGAGTGAGAGTCGATGTCGAAGGCACAAAAAGCATAAATAAAGAGAGGTAAAAAAATGGTGAAAAAAAAAGAAGAAGAAGAAACAGAAGAAGAACAAAAAGAGGAAACGCCGGAAGAGGCGTTTCCTCGCAAAGAAGAAAAAGAACTAAAAATGAAAGCAGTTGATTTAATAAACAAAACAAATGAGGCGGCGGAAAGACTAGAACAAGCCAACAAAAAATATGAGCAATTAATAGAAGAAACAGCAAAACTCAAACTAGAAAAAACATTTGAAGGAAAAGCAGATGCGGGAGAAGGAAAAAAAGGAGAAACACCAGAAGAATACAAAAACAAGATAATGAGGGGAGAACTATGAGTATAAAAGAATCGCCAGGAGAAAAATTCGACGTGAAAATAGGAACAAAAAAAGAGAAGCTCTGGACGGACGTAGCAAGAGAAGCAGAAAACTTGATACATCAAAGCGAGCAAAACCTAATCATACAAAAAGAAATATTGAAGCTAGCAAAAAAGAAAATAGCCGCAGAAAAGGAAAAATTTAAATAGTAGTATACAAATAAATATCTCTATGGCACTAGAAGCAACACTAATTATAGAAACAGAACCCCCAATTCCATTTACTGTTGCCGACGACACAGGAATAGAAAAAGGCTCAATTCTGAAAATAAGCGACCCGATGACAGCAGCAATAACAGCCGGGGACACAGACCCAATAGCAGGAATAGCAGCAGAAGAAAAAATTGCTAACGACGGAAACACAAAACTAGCAGTTTATAGAAGAGGAATATTCAAAGGATACGCGGGCGCAGCAGGAGTAACAGTGGGAATGGGAATTATAACAGACACAGCAACAGGAGCAGCAAACGAGTTAGTAGTTGCGGATGTGAACAGCGAGCACCTAGTAGGAATAGCTCTGGAAACAGCGACAGACGGACAAACATTCCTTTTTGAATTGCTACCATTAGGGTTGCAATTAGCATAAAAATGGCAGACACAAGCGGACAAGCAGATATCAGGGGAATAGATATTGACAAGCTAGCAAAAGGGTTTGCAGAAGAAGCCATTATTATGAAAAGGTTTTGCGCTGTTTCAAAGACAAAAGCCAGGGAAGTCAGGTGGTATCAAAAAACAGCGGGCTTCCTAGACAGCACAGACACAACCGCGATAACAACATCTCAAATAAAAAATGTAGCAGTAAAAGCCAGACCAGTAGTAATAGAGCAAAGCTGGACAAGAAACACTTCTTACGTCAAGAAGTATTTCGTCGAGTCACCACTAATATCAATGGAAGATATTAAAGACGCAGACATAGACATCCTAGCAGGAAACATAAGAGACCTAGTAAGAGCTGTTAGCAGGCAAGTAGATATATCAATCTATGACGCAATAACAGACGGAACAGGAATATTAACAGGAGCAGCAACAGCCGACGGATGGGATGACGCAGCAACAGGAGACCCGATAACGGATTTGCTCACAGCAAAACAACAAATAAGAAGCTACGGATACGACCCTGAAGGAGCAGTTCTATTAATCAACTCAATAGAACACAAAAACCTATTGAAATTCTTGATTAATGTGAAAGGCTCAAGCATCCCAAGCTTTTCCAGCGCAAAAGTGCAAACAGGAGTAGTCATGGAACTGCTAGGATTGCAAGTTGTAGTGAACGAGCTGGCAACAACCGATGAAGCAACAGTATTCGTCCCAAAAAGAGCGGTGACATGGAAACAATTCACACCAATAACATCAGTAGTCATCGACGAGCCAGGAATTGGCAAGAAAATAAGAGTGTGGGAAGAAGGAGTTGCTCTGCTAACAGACCCAAAAGCTGTGTACGTCATAACTGATACTGTAGTATAAAGGAAGGAGAAAAATGACAGTAGAGAACTGTATCGTAAGATATAAAAAGTATGTGGAAGAAGGTAATGAAGAAGCAGCAGAGGATATGAAACAACACATCCTCTCAGCCAAGAAGTTCAAAGAACACCCATTCCTGCAACAACTACAACCAAAACCTTTTGAGGCAAAGAAAAGTGGGAAGAAACCAAAGGGATGAACCCAGCAGCGTAAGCCTAGGCGCAAATGCCTGGACAACAACAAACGTCACAACAGACAGAAGCATAGACGCGAACGGCACAGTAGCAGTGGTGGGAGACGGACTATGCACACTCATAGAAGATTTAAAAACAGCAGGAATACTAGTATAAAATGGGAGCAGGAGATATTACCGCAACCACAACAGAATATGCAACCATGGCTCTGTTAAACACAGCCCTAGATGCTCTCAGCACAGGAGCAGCAACGGCAGGAGCAGACACCACAACATATTATATTACCGCAGGAGCGAACGGCTCAGTATTTTATTTAACAAAAGTGGTAAGAGCAGCCGCTTAAAGAATGGCAAATACCGCTGGAGAGAAAGAGCTGAAGCGCAAATATCCTTGCGTCACAGGGCTAAACGCAGATTCTAAGCATGAAGGAAGAATAACAAACCTAGTTCCAACAGGACATTTAGGAGTTTACTCCAGGGTTTTAGACAGAAACAAGGCTGGACTAAGCAAATGAGCAAGAAAACAGACAAACAAACAGTAAAGAGAAGAACAGATAAACTGCTCAAAAAAATGAGCGAGACAAACATAGCAAGAACAACAGGAATAACAACAGACATCGCAGGAGAAGGAATGATACTCCCAAACAAATCAGGAAGAATAGAAACCGCGGTGACCGTGAAAGGAAAAATAACATGCGAAAATGACTTAAAAATCCTAAGTGACGGAGCATTCTGGACTTATGGGACAACAACAGAAAATTATGCTGTCTTCTCATACAACACAACAAACCTTAAATGCGATATAT